ATGATGACCTGACTTTTGATGCGAACGGTGAACCAAAACTTATTTATGACGCTGACTGCATTGCTCAAGACATCAAACACTTAATACGTGAAAGCGGCTTGATGGTAGAAATAATCGGCCAAAGAAACAGTATCGATGTGAAATATAACCTGCAGAAACTCACGCTTTTAATTGAAGACGATACACGCCTTGTGCCTGGTACTGTTGAAATAACACAAGCCGAGACTGAGTTATTTTTCATCACAGCAACAACATATAAATATGGACAAATAAACGTGGGGGTAAATGCTAAATGAGTGACTTTAACAAAGTGCTAACAGATGCTGGCATACCGACCACTGAAGAAAGCATCACTGCTGAATTTAAGCAAACGGTTGTTGATACTGGCTCAAGCATTACCAACGAATCAGCTTACAGCCCTAACTGGCGCTTTATATCTGCTGTGGCCACCAAGCCCGTTAAATGGTTAACCGATTTACTTATACAAAACGTTATGCCTCAGTTTTTCTTAAAAACTGTCGGTGAAGGGTTTATTGACCTTTGGGGGGATAGTTACGGGGTGGAGCGTAAACAAGCTCAAACCTTAGCTGGTCGTGTGCTATTTGAACGCCTTGATAGTTCGGCTGAATTGCTGATACCTGCGGGAACCCTGATCAGTACCGATCCCATTAATAACACGGTCTACGAATTGCTAACCATTACGGATGCCACGTTTAAAGTCGGTGTTACTAGCTTAAATGTGGCTGTAAATGCGGTGGCAGAGGGTGGGGCTTATAACCTAGAAACAGGCTATTACCGTAACTGTTCAATTGATGGTCTAACGGTAATTAACCAAGATAATTGGATAGATACGGTCGGCGCGGATTTAGAAAATATTGAAGATTATCGTTTGCGTATTCGTAATGCCTTTAACACTTTGAGCCACTATCACACGGATGGCGTTTACCGTTTTTTGATTGCTAATTTTGCGGGTGTTTCAACCGATATGATTTGGTTTGAACATGAAGCCCCAAGAGGTGCGGGCACCGCCAATGCTTATGTGCTGTTTGAATTAGATGCGCCTTCAAATAGTTATATTTCAACCATAAATCGTATGATTTCGAGTGAAGGTTATCACGGCCATGGTGACGATTTACAAGCCTTTGTGATGCCTGAAACCAATCATTCATTAGTGGCGACTGTGTATTTACCTACGTCATTAATGCAGTCAGAAAAAGACCAGATTCTAACAGGCGTTAATCAATCCATTAATGCGGCGTTTCGTTCTAACTCAGCTTATTTGATGACGCAAACCATGCCTTTTTCACGCTTTTCATTCACCCGCATGGCCAGTGAGATTTATAGAAACTTCCCTGATATCGAAAGCATTGTATTTAATCAAAACGATATTGTGTCTGAAATGTCTGTGCCGCGTTTGTCCTCTTTAAGCGTAGTGGAGGGTTAGGTATGGCTAAACGATTTGAATTACCTGTTTGGATTCGCGAAGGCAGCGAAGTAAACAAGCTTAGTAATGCATTTGGTGATTTTTGGGATAAAGCGGAAACATGGATTAAGACCCCTTTAAACCAAAGAGATGCTGAAACCTGCCATGTGTATGTACTGCAATTATTAGCCTACCAAAGCGACATAGACAGATTTGCCGATGAGCCCGACGACCTGTTTAGAAAGCGCGTTAAGTTCGCGGTGAAAAATGCCAGAGATGCAGGCAGCAAGAACGGCTTTAAATCTATTTTAGAGCGCTTTGATATTCCGCTTTATGGACAGATAGAGCGGGACCCAGAAAAAGAATGGGACGTGATCACCTTGTGGTTAGCTGATTCGACTTTGACGCAAAACCCAGAGCTGGGACAGCACATAGTTCAAAAGTATGGCCGTACCTGTCGCCGTTATGAATTTTTGTTAGTTGATGGTCTACCAGAAACAGAAATTAATGCCACTTCAACCAGTTTAGATAAACAAAATAATGTTCTAACACCACAGCCAGATTGGGTGTTTGAAGATGCGGTGGATTCATTTTCTGTTTTCACTGCATCCAATGTTTTAGAGAAACAAACAAGCAAGGTTAATGAATTACCGGCTTTTATATTTAGTGATGATGTGGACGGTATGGCAATGACATTTTTTAGTAGTTCGGTGGAGCGTCATACCGACACAATCAAGATAGAGGAATAAGTATGGCTGATGTAATTAGCGGCACGGTAACCGATGCGGGTTCACGCTATATCGCAGAACGATTGGCACAGGTTGAGCCCGTCACTATTTCACATTTTGTATTAGCAAATATACCTGGTGTTGATGAAAGTAGTGTTGCTGATTCAAGTATGGGTCTCCCTTCATCCAGTTATCAAGTGGGCGGGATTATCGAAATGGGCACGCCACGTTACAACAATGATAACGCGGTGACCTATTCACTGGTGCTGGGTAGCAGCGTGGGTGATTACGATTTTAATTTTTATGGAGCTGTCACAGATACGGGGGCTTTACTGGCTTATCAATACATCCCACTGAATAAAAAGCGGGCGGGTATAGGGCAGGTGATTAATCGAAATTTAGTCATCCCTTTTACCAACGCTAAAGCCATGACGGGGGCTGATTTGCCCGTTGAATCTTGGCAGTACGATTATGAAGAAGAAATTTCTTCAATGCAGATGGGCGTTATACAAAACAGTGCTTCAACCATTTCAATGCTTGGTAGTGCCATTAAGAACCACGAAAGACTTTTAAAATTAGAGGGTGAAATATGAGTGACTTAACAGAAGCAACGGTGGCACTAACAGGCGCGACCGCTGAGCTTAAAACAGCAAAAGAAAGCTTTGAAGATATTAGAAAAGATTCGAACGATGCCATTAATGATGTGAATAATAATTTTACAGAGAAGGCCGCATCTTTAACGATTGTGGCAACGGATGGTTATCGTAAGGCCATTGAAGATGCCAGCGGTGGACGTAATACCGTGATGTATGACGACCAAGGCAACCCCAATATTATGGTGGTGATTCCGCGTTTTAATTGCGAAGACATCAACGATGCAGTGTTTGCTGCTACAGGTGTTGATATGCAATTAGGCACAGGTACTCACCCAGCGTTTAAAACCAATGGTGTTGATCGTGGTGAAGTTTTAATTGCTAAATATTTAGCATCAAGCGGTGACAATGGCGGCTGCTCTGTTATTGGTGGCGTGCAACCTAAAGTCTCTGTTGATTATGATACGGCTAAATTACTGTGCACCCAAAAGGGTGAAAACTGGCACATGATGTCAGTGCATGAATGGGCCGCTATTGCGCTTTGGTCGCTGGCGAACGGCACTGTGCCTAGGGGTAACACAAGTTATGGTCGTGCTCATGATGCGAAATGGGAAACAGCGCTGCGCTCAGATGGCGGCTTGCCCGGCGATAGTTCGGGCGCAGCTCGCAGTGCTAATGGTTCGGGGCCAGATGCTTGGGCACACGATCATGGCGCTTTCGGTGTTCAAGACCTTGTTGGTAATGTATGGGAGTGGCTTGATCAAATGAGGCTTGAAGAAGGGCAAATTATTACGACTCTCGATAATGACTTTTCGCTCTCTGAGGAAAATTGGTATCGTCATGTCGCTTATTTTGATTCAACATCAAACGCGACTGAGGGTAGTAATGTTGGTTCGCCTGTATTGAATTCGAGTGTCATAAATCGCAACGGTTCATTGGGTGATGATAGTCATAATGCTTATGTTTATAACAGCCTAGTTTCATCTATTTCGAAAGATGAAAACTATACGCAAAACGAAGATTTACGCCGTTTGTTATTTGAGTTTTCCGGGAATTCTGGCCCAACTGGAGGAGTGTATGCACGTAACTATGGCGACCGATATCCGCGACGCGGAGGCAATTGGAACAACGGTTTGAATGCGGGTTTGGGGGCGTTCATGCTGGCAGATGCACGTTTGTATTCAAGCGGCGACCTTGGTTTTCGCCCTGCTTATTTTGTTTAAGGAGTTTTCATGAGTACTTTTATTTTTAATGGTCAATCTCACTCTGATTTCACATCTGAATACATGCTTGCCTTGGGTATGAATACAGAGCAAATGGAATCAGTTTTAAACCAAAAAACGTTTGAGCTTTCACAGAATAAATATAAACGTCAATCCGCCTACAAAGCCGAATCAGACCCTCTCTACATGGAATGGCAATTCGACCAAACC